GGAGTTCAGACGTGTGCTCTTCCGATCTCCGCCAGAAAACCAGACATGGCATTCTTACCAACCAACGCCTCCGCATTGGCCGCCTGCTCCGATTCGGACATCTGTGAAAATGCCACCCGGCAATCCGCAAGGATCTCCCCAAGACTTCTCATGCTTCCGTCCGTGTTCGTGGTCTGGACCGTCAACTCCCCAAAAGCATCCCCCACAAAAGTTACTTCCCCGGTCAGGCTGGTCAGCATGGTACGCATGGTAGTACCAGCCTGAGAAGACTTGATACCTGCATTCGCCATCAGGCCGATTGCTTCCGCCGTATCTTCCGCCGTGAATCCCAGTGCCCCGGCAACTGGCGCGCAATACTTAAACGTCTCGCCCATCATGGAAACATTCGTGTTCGCATTGCTGCTTGCCGCCGCAAGGATATCCGCAAAATGCCCGGAATCCTTTGCCGACAGCCCAAGGGCGGTCAGGGCATCCGTCACGATATCGGAAGTGGTTGCCAAATCCTCTCCGGAAGCAGCGGCAAGGTTCATGATCCCCTCAATGCCGTCCAGCATATCCCCGGTTTTCCATCCGGCCATAGCCATTGCCCCGATCTTCTGCAGCGCCACCGCAGATTTATCCGCCTGCTTTACCAGTTCCTCCAAAGCCTTCTCTGTCTCCACAATTTCCCTCTGGAGCGCATCATACTGGCTCTGACTGATCTCCCCTTTTGCCAACGCCTCGTTCGCCTGTTGACCTGCCAGCTTCAAGGCATCCAGCTTTTCTTTCGTCTCGCTGATTGCCTGTGTCAGCAACTTCTGTTTCTGCGCCATCAGGTCTGTGTTGCCGGGGTCCAGCTTTAAGAGCTTGTTCACATCTTTAAGCTGGCTCTGCGTATCCCGGATTTCCTTATTGACTTTTGAAAGGGCAGTTGAGAGTTTCGTAGTATCCCCGCCGATCTCAACTGTAATGCCCTGGATTCTGGACGCCACGCTCCCACCTGCCTTTCTCCCACGAAAAAAAGAGCCATCACTGGCTCCCATACAACATGAAAAAAGCACCTGCCGCTATGACAAGTGCCTATGTAACAGCCCAACCTCCAATATTTTTTTCATCAATTTTTAACAAAATTCCTATTGTACTTTTCCTGGATATTGCATATAATAAAGGTACAGAAAATGTTGCCGCTTACTGATGGTGCGGGGTATAAATTATTCAGTGCGTTAAATGTTTTCGCTTACCGATGGTGCGATTATAAATTATTCGGTGTGAACATCTTATCCCCACCTTCGTGGTGGGGATTTTTATTAAGGAGATTTATGAAAATACAATCCGGATTTTACTATCACATAAAAGATGCCTTTTTTGAAGAAATACAGGACAGCACCTTGATGTCCAATAAAGAAGACGGCAACTACCGTCCCCACTATCTTGCAATACAGGACACCCGGCATCCTGAAATTTTCTGGATGGTTCCTGTAAGTTCCAAATATGCCAAATACCAGAAAATCTATAACAGCCAGCTTAAAAAGTACAAAAAATGTACGAAGATTGTTTTAGGAAAATGCGGTGGATGGGACGCTGCTTTCCTAATTCAAAATGCGTTCCCCACCACCGCAGATTACTTTGACCATATACATACAAGCAAAGGAATCCCCTTAACACTGCATGGCGGTACTGCAAAATTGATTGCAGATAATCTAAAGAACAACCTGCGCCTGCATAAACGTGGAATTTCTCTTTTTTATGCTGATATTGACCGTATCTATGATATCATGGTCAATAAAACAAATTCCGAAAAGTGATCATACGGGACAGATCCCTGCCCCGTATCACCACATATACCCTCTCACAAAAACAATCTATAAAGTATCTCTCACCAGCGGTCCATGTCCTCCTGTGTAGCAATCTGGCAGTATTTCCATTCATCATTCCTGCTCTCACTATACATATCATTGATTAAGCCGATAGACAAAAGTTCCATATCCGCCATAGAAATCCCAAGCTGCACACACCTAAGCAGGAACAATGGCGTTGTCATTTCACGCTCTGTAGGACGGAGTTTTTTTAGTCTCCACATCCGTCTGTACATTCAATCCCCACAGCTTAATAAGCTCCGGCAGCACCTGATAAATGGAGAACGTATTGAAAGAATCCAGCCATTCCTCCACATCATCCGGAATCTTCGGGTCTGCGTGTTTCGCCATGGTGTAAGCGATATTCTCAAACATTTCCAAAGAAAACAAATCCAGCTTGGAATGTTCCTCATCCCCTTCCCCGATGCTCTTCTCCAGAATCCGCAAATCCTTGTAAATATCCCGCTGGAACTTCAAACGGTAAATCCGGGGAATGGCTGCGGATGCCTTAAACAAGACATCCTGCCCGTCAATCTCGATCTTCTTAACAATGCTCATTTCCTTTCAGCCTCCTTTAGCCCTGTCCTTCTTCCGGTGATGATTCCGTTTTTGGTGTCGGCAAATACACAGACTGGTACCAGCCCGCATACGTTTCCGCCGCTGTTTTATTTCCGGTCTTTGCCTTCACATAACCGTTTGCCAGCGGCCTTGCCTTGACGGTCAACGTTTCCGTCTGCACCTCCCGGCTCTCTTCATTGGTCTTGCCTTCGATCTTCGGGCGGCTGGCGGAACAGTTATACAGCACATGCCGGATCTTCCGGATATCCCCGTCAAACTCAAACAGCAGGGCAAAAGCCGCCGTCTCCGAATTGGCATTCTCCACCAGCACCTCATTGGTATCCGCTTCCTCTTTCAGCACATCCGTCCGGAAACTCTCCGGGATCAGCGCCAGTTCCAGATCACCGTCATAACCCATGTTGTTGGCAATGATATAATACTCAATACCGTCCGCATAAAAGGATTCCGGCTCCCCGTTGGGGTCCAGTGCCAAAGACATCGCGCCGGGCATCGCCACCGGGGTATCAAAGGTGATCTCCCCAGCCTCCGACAGCTTCTGCAATGCGTAATGGCAGTTGCAGATATTAAACTTCACTTTATTATTCATAGTCAAACCTCCATCTCATACAGCACCTCATAGAGCTTTTCCGATTCAATCCACACCTCGCTCTTGCCGTAAAAGATGCCATGCTTTAGCAGAACCGCTTCTATGGCCTCTTCCAGTTCCGGCTGTTTCAGGTCCGTGTAAAGCTCTATGTCAAGCTGGTTAATCTTGAAATACGCAATCCCGTCCGCCGCAAAGTTGTCCGCCCTGGGATATAAAAATACAAGGAACGGCGGTTCCGGCGCTTCCCCTTCCACGAAATGGTCATAAGCAGAGGGCAACCCCGTTTCCTCTATCATCTTCAATACTTCTTCATGGCTCATTTGGAAAGCCCCCTCTTAATGCCTTCTTCCAGTTCCCGGATGCCTTTTTCTTCCGCCGGGGCGATATGCGGGATTGCCCTTACCCTGCCGCCCCCGCGCTTCGCATGTCCTTTCTCCAGAAGGTGGGTGAGCTGGTAACGGTTTTTGCTGTGTACCACCACCTCCAGCGCATTGCTGGTCTCCTTCTGCCGCTTCACCGCCCAACTCTTCTTATACCGCCCGGTCTTCACCGGGGCATTTGCCTGCGTCTCTTTCTTTACCGTGTTCCCGGCCTTCTTCACACAGTCCTTCATCACATCCGTGGCAAGCTCTGCGTATTCCAGAAGCCCGTCCATAATGGCATCCGCCATCTCATCCACCGTTACCCTCCGGTCTGCCATTCCGTCACCTCTTTGCCAGGGAAGCCCTGATTTTTAACGTCTTATTCTGGTATTTCACATTATCCAGGAACGTGATGTTATAAACCTGTCCCCGGAACAGAATCCGGTAATGCTCCGTGTCCATGGCGGATACCTCAGAACAGTACCGGATGATAAAATAAATGTCCTTCTGTGCGTTTACCTGCGCCGCTTCCCAATACTCTTTCCCGGACAGGTTATTCACATAGGCGGAACAAGTATAGTAATCCTCCCAAGAAAGCACATGGTTCCCGGCACTGTCATTTCCCAAGGTGCTTTTCTGGATAGTGATACGTTCCTTCCATTCCCCCAGGGGATTTTTCTGCACTGTGCCGCTGCCCCTTCCCCATCCATTCTCCGCCATCAGAACACTTCCTTCCGGATACCGAACAGCAGGGAGCGCAGGGTCTGCACCAGTTCCTCATGGTCCGCTTCCTCCCGGTGTTCATACAGATAAGCAATGACATACAGGACGGCGATCCGTGCCATGGGAAGGCATTCTTCCAGTTCCGCTGCTTCCATCCGTGCCATATCCGCACACATCTGTTCCCCTGTCTCTATCAGGCCGGAGATAAACGCATCCTCGTCACTGCTGTCCACCCGGAGATATTGCTTTGCTTCATCCAAAGTCACAACCGCCATCCTGCATTCCCCCTGTTCCATCCAAATATATTTTAAGCACGTCCGCTTCTTTATGCTCCGGTGCTTCCGCCCTTCATGGTCATAGTCTTCACAGCCTCCGCAAGAATCAGCTTGCCGTCCACCCTCTGACTGGCAAGGAATCCCACCTGCCCGGTTGCGGCAAACAGCTCATTCAGGCGCTTAAAAGAACGCCCCTGCCTGTCCGCAATCCAGTAATAAGAAAAATCACCGAATGCCATCACCTTCGCCCCGGCGGCCACCTCCGGCACATAAGCGGAAGTATGGTACGGGCGGTTTAAGATCATATCCGGCTGTCCTGCCTGCACGGACGGCTGCCAGATATAATTGCCGTTATTGTCTTTCAGCTTCCGGAGTGCCTTAACCGTGGTGTCATTCAATACCCAGACAGCTTTCTTCCGGTACGGCGATTTCACAGAATAGAATAAATCCATCACATCATCAAAGGTGATGTTTGCCGCTGCCGTAGTCACGCCGTCTGCCGCCCCGCCTGTGGCATTAAAGATACCCGTAGGCTTCCCGGTCCCGTCCCCAACAAAAAAGGCTTCCTCTTCCTTGGAGCCGATCCTTCTGCCAAACTCCCTGGAAATGTAAGCCTCTAAGTTGAACGCACTGTCATTCAATAATTCATCAGACACTTTCAGCATGGTCGCAACCTTATAAGCCCCAATGGAAACCTGCCCGAATACATCATCCGATTCCGGATATGCCCCTTCCTCATCAATCCATGATGCCATGCCTTTAGTTGCCACCACCGGAATCTTCCGGTCCCCGCTGGAAGTCTGGATGACCGTGGCGATGCTGCGGAAGAAGTTCTCTTCCTCCAGCGCCTCCACCAGCGTATGCTCAAATTCATCTGGAACCAGGTAGCCGCCCTCGGAATCCGTACCCACCTGCAGAGCATTCTCCACATCATAGAAATTCTTCCTCCGCATGGCGTTCCAGAAGGTCTTTTTGTACTTATCTGCTGCCCTGCCCGTCTTTTCCTCACCGTCCGGGCTGCCATTCGGTTTATTGGTAATCGGGTTGGAAGTCGATTTGTTCAGCTCTGCATCAATGGCCGCCTGCCGTTCCAGCCGCTCGATCTCCTTCCCCAAATCCACAACATCCTTCTCCATCTTCTCATAAGCGGCGGTGTCCTCTGCGGATAACAGCCCGTTCTCCCCTCTCTTCGTGTCCAGGAATGTCTTTGCCGCCTCCCATGCCTTTGCCCTTTTTTCCCGTAATTCTAAAATCTTGCTCATAAATGTAGCCCTCCATAAATTTTAATGTGATAAAAGGTTCAGTCTCTTTTCCAACTGCTCGATCGGTGTCTTTTTCTCTTCCTGCTTTGGAATCAGCTTGGACACCAGGGAATTGTTCACCGCCGTCCGGGAGAACATCATGCCCTCCGCCCCGATGCCGCCTGCCATATCGTTTGTCTTCTCCGTATCTCCAAGGATGCCGTCCGCAAACCCAAGCTCCACCGCCTTTTTCGCATTGAACCAGCTCTCCCCATCCATCAGGTGAGAGAGCTTTGTCCGGTTCAGCCCGGTCTTGATCTCATAGGCATTCAGGATGCTCTCCTTTACCTCATCCAGCATCTCCCCGGCCTTCTGCATCTCCCTGGAATCCCCGATGGCAATGGTCATAGGATTGTGGATCATCATTAAACTGACCGGGGACATCAGGACCTTTGTCCCGGCCATGGCAATGACGGAAGCCGCCGATGCAGCCAGAGCGTCAATCTTCACGGTCACATCCCCCTTGTATTCCATCAGCATGTTGTAGATCTGCGCCGCCGCAAACACACATCCTCCCGGAGAATTGATCCAGACCGTGATATTGCCGGTCCCGGCATTCAGCTCTTTTTCAAACAGCTTCGGTGTCACTTCATCCCCGTACCACGTTTCATCTGAAATCTTCCCGTTCAGAACCAGCGTGCGTTCCTCTTCTGCGTCATTCTTTACCCAGTTCCAAAATTTCCGTTTCATTTACTGTCTCCCTTTCTTATATCCCTATTAAGAAATGCAAACTCTCCAAAATAAAAAGAAGCCGCTCGATCATAAGCATCAGCAGCTTCTTCCTTAGTCGCATATCTTCCTAAATGTTTTGTTTTTCCATTAATGCAGATACAAGCAGCATATTTTTTTCTGCATTTATCCCAACTTACCCCTTTATATCCTGTACGATTATTCTTGCTAAGTCTGGTATTATAGCTATTCTGTTTTTGACTACTTATCCTCAAATTGGCTTTTCTACAATCAGATGGATTACCATTAATATGATCAATAACCATTCCCTGACATGGATTTAAGAGCATACGATGAAGTAAATTACTGTGTCCGCTTCTTACATACCCATGTTTATCGATTCGCCAATTATGATTCTTCAGAACTCCTACATCTTCTGCATCTATCTGAAAATGTACAGTTTCAGATAAATAACAAATAGCATCATTATTCTGAATTATGATATCCATTAGCTGTACCTCCATTCCCGGCAAAAATCCCTGCATCCTTTAATTTTGTCATGTTCCCGTTGACCAGATAAAGGTTTCCTCCCTCGGAATCCGGGATCAGGTTCATGTTCTCCATTTCCCGGATATCATTGCTTGACAGCCACCCGTTCTGACGCCCGATGGAATACCCCGTCATCCGGCTCTGGTAATCCCCACGGAGCAGGCCGTCCACGTTCAGCTTCACAAAATACCTTCTTTTCTCCTGCGGAAGGAACAGGGACTTCTGCAGGGACTGCTCCCACCGGATCACCCACGGGTCCAGCGTATATTTCACAAACTCCAATGACTGCTGCTCAATATTGGAAAAGCTGGATTTATCCAGGTCCCCGATCATGTGGGGCGGAATGCCGATCTGCTGGTATTTCATCCCTTCTTCCAGCACCGCCACCTTTCCGGAATTCCTGCTGCCACCATAAACGGAATGCCAGCTCTCCCTTACCTTCGCCGGGTCTTTCAGCACCCCCGGATGCTCCAGGACGCCTCCCGGAGTTGCCCCATTCTCAAAGAAAGAGGCCCCGTATTCCTCACAGGCCATGGTCATCCCCACCGCATTCTTCGCCATGGCAACGGGGGAATAGCCCACCAGCCCGTCAAAACCAAGGCCGGGGATATGCAGCACATCCTCCTGCCGCAGATACACCCTGCCGTATTCGTCAAAGTTCGGGTTCTCGTCACTGTTCCGGGTGTAGATATAATAAAGCTGTCCGTTTTCGTCACGGTCTACTTCCATCTTGTCCGGCAGGAGCGGATACAGCCCCAATACCCTGCCGCTGCCGTCACGGATGATCTGCGCATAAGCATTTCCCCAGATCAGCAGATGGCTCATAAGCGTCTCCCGGAACACAAAAGAAGTCATCTCCGGGTTTGGTTCATCATGGAGCAGATAATACAGAGGATGGTCATACACCCGCTCCTTTCCCGTGTCCGTATAACGGTACACATGAATAGGCAGTGATGCAATCGCTTCTGATAAAATCCGCACACAGGAATACACCGCCGTGGTCTGCATGGCTGTCCGCTCATTCACATTTTTCCCACTGGTGCTTCGCCCAAAGAAAAAGGAATAAGCCGAACTGTTGTAACTGTCCCTTGGCTTATCCCTTGCACCCCTGACTCCAAAAATAGATGATAGTTTCATAATCCCCTCCCGAAAATCGGCCAAAAGAAAGCGCCTCCAAAGAGACGCCCCCCTAAATATCCAGACCAACCTGCTGTTATTTCTTTTTTACCGGAAAGCAGACTTCCGTGACCAATTCCTCCGGGTCAGATGTCTGTCCGGGACTTACATGATAAATGCAGAATGATTTTCCGTCAAAATCATATCCATTCTCAACCACCCAGTTCGCAACAGCCGCATTTACCCTTGAAATCTGGTCATAACTTCCCTTATATGTGGCAGATGCAATCTGAATCGGCGGCACGGTCTTAAATTTCACATGCTCCGTATCCTGGTATTTCCCTACAACCGCACTCTGGATTTCCACATCTGGGTCATGCTCTTTATGGCCTTCATCATGGAAAATAGCCATCCCATAACATGGAACTGCCTGCTGCACATTCTGCGGTTCCAATTCCCGGCACATGATCTCCCATAACATTCCTTCACAGTCATAAGCGGGAATTACCTGGCGCACACTTGCAACGTAACGTTCCGGTACTGTTTTTAATGTTACATTGTAATCCATAAGGTTACCATCCTTTCTCAGCCATTTCAGTGTACTGTCAAGTAACTGTAGCTTCTGCCGTATCTCCATAGATTCCTCTTCCAGTTCCTTCCGCTTCACAAGCAGGAACTGTTCCATTTCCTCTGCATCCTCATACTTGGCCAGTATTTCCTTTATTACCGAAAGCCCGAATCCCAGGCTCTTTAATGTCTGTATCCTTCCAGCCAGGGGAAGCTGGGCTTCACTATAATAACGGTATCCGGTAAAATCATCCACGCATTCTGGATGAAGGACTCCGATCTCATCATAATGCCGGAGCATACGGATGCTGATTCTTGACAGTTTTGAAAAATCTCCTATTTTTAACATTGGTTCCACCTCACATATATGTGTATTCCTGAGCTCAATTCTACTTTAGAGTATACCATAGTGTGAGAGTCAAGTATCAAACTCCTGTTTTTTAAAAACTCAAAATCCCTCTCTCGTCATACACGCTTCCTGTACTTCCTCCATGCCGGATTGCCCGGTCAAGCGCCATAATCGTTGCCACCGCGCCGTCAATCTTTTCCATGGATTTCTCCTTATCGGGCTTGATATTCCCTGCCGGGTCCGTGCGGATGAAAATATTATCCATCATCCACCGCAGTACCGGATGTCCTCCGTGTGCAAGGTTCTTTTCCAGCGTCAATTCCATCAACCGTTTGGATGGAGGGGACATATCCTTAAATCCCTGACCGAAAGGAACCACCGTAAACCCAAGCCCTTCCAGGTTCTGGACCATCTGCACCGCTCCCCATCGGTCAAATGCGATCTCTTTGATAAGGAACTTCTTCCCCAGAGCATCTATGAAATTCTCAATGAAACCATAGTGGATCACGTTCCCTTCTGTGGTCATCAGGCATCCCTGCTTCTCCCACACATCATACGGCACATGGTCACGCCGCACACGCTGGATCATATTTTCCTCCGGTATCCAGAAATACGGAAGGATGATATACTTCTCCGTATCATTCCTCGGCGGAAACACCAGTACAAAGGCAGTGATATCAATGGAACTGGACAAATCCAGTCCGCCGTAGCACTCCCTGCCAAGCAGCTCCCTCTCATCTACCATAAACGCACAGGCATCCCACTTCTCCATCTGCATCCACCGGGTTGACTGCTTTACCCACTGGTTCAGACGGAGCTGCCGGAAGATATTTTCCTCCGCCGGGTTATCCTTCGCGCTTAAACAGGCATTCCGCACCTTTTCAATATCAATCGTATGCCCCAGGGACGGGTTCGCCCCATACCAGACCTTCTTCGAAGTCCAGTCCGCATCATCCGAAGCTCCATAGATCACCGGATAAAAGGTCGGATCGATCTTCCTGCCGCAAAGGATATCCTCCGCTTTCTGGTGCTGTTCAAAGCATACGGAATGCCGGTCCGTCCCTGCCGTAGTGATCAGGAAGAACAGCGGCTGCGTCCTGGCATCACCGGAGCCTTTTGTCATAACGTCAAACAGCTCCCGGTTCTTTCGTCCCGTGGTTCTCACTTTTGCCACGGAGTATAGACTTTTGCCAAAAAGTACAGGGTTTCGTCCTGTGGTATTCATTTCTCCGGATACCACGGAACAAAACCCTGTTTTCCACTTACCCCACCCGGAGTAAAATATTTCATTCACATCTAATTTCCCCGTAAAAACACAAGTCCATTTTTCCCAAAAGTACCTGAAAAGCCCGGAAAATCAACGTTTCTTAACGAGAAGAGCCACGGTTTCCACATGCACCGTCCCAGCAAACATATCCACCGGCCAAGCCTCCACCGCCCGATACCCCAGCTTCTTCATATACCCCACATCCCTAGCCAGCGTTTCCGGATTACACGACACATACACAACCCTTCCGGCTCCCAGCTTTCCTACGGCGTCCATAAACTCCTCCGTACTTCCGCTTCTGGGAGGATCCATAATAACCACATCGGCTTTCTCGCCCTGTTCAGCCATATTCACCAGAAAACGGCCGGCATCATTGCAATAAAAACGAATATTCTCTATTCCATTCATCTTTGCATTGTTAATTGCATCCCTGACTGCATCCTGATTCAGTTCCACTCCAATAACCTTCCCGGCAGCCTTACTTGCTATGATTCCAATGGTTCCGATACCGCAGTACGCATCCACCACCAGTTCCTGTCCGGTAAGACCGGCCAGTGACAATGCCTTTTCATAAAGAATTTCCGTCTGCACCGGATTCACCTGGTAAAATGACTTTGACGATATACGGAACCGGCATCCACACAGTTCGTCCACGATATATCCCTTGCCATATAGCACATGCTCCTTATCACCCAGAACCATGCTTGTTCCTCTTCCGTTAATATTCTGGACGATGGTCGTAATCTCCGGATGTTTTTCCCGCAAAGCCTTAACAAAGTTATTCTTAGACGGAAACACAGGAGATGCCGTAACCAGCACTACCATAATTTCCTCTGTGGAAAATCCCTTGCGGATTAAGACATGTCTGAGAAGTCCAAAGCCCGTATCCTCATCATAGGTCCGGATTTTAAAAGATTTGAGCATTCCGCGTATAGTACCGATGATTTCATCCGCCTTCTGGTCCTCTATAAGACACTTCTCCACAGGAACTACATGGTGTGTATTTTCTTCATATATTCCGGAAATGATATTTCCTCTTTTATCTCTGTCAAATACAGCATGCACCTTATTGCGGTAATGGAATGGATCCTTCATGCCTATAATAGGCTTTACAGGACAGAGCCCTTTTAGCAGTTCTTCCACCTGCTTCTGTTTGAACTTAAGCTGCTCAGCATACTCCATATCCAGCAGCTGGCAGCCTCCGCACAGGTTCAGCACCGGACATATACTGTTACTCCTTCTGGTTCCCCGTCCCCCATATGAACCGCCTCTTTTGGAATCCTCTTTCCGGTTTTCAGCAATGAACCCCCTTCCATTTTGTTTTTTTGGTACAGACAATCCATCCGCCCCTTTGCGTTCCCTTAGTGAACTGCCATCCCTGCGTTTTTCTCCACTGCGCTGTTTCGACAAAGCGTCCTCATTCCTTGCAAACCGTTTCCCGCTTTTACCAACACCAGTCTTACCTTCTTCGTCCCTCACCCTACGTTTACTATCCGTCACTCTGTCTTTGTCTCCATTTACGACTTTCCTGCTTCCTGTTCCCGGACCTGTATCCATTCTTTTAGCCGTCTTTCCAGCTATTTTTTTAGCCCTCTCTCTATCCATTCTTCCAGCCATCTTTCTATCCATCTTTCTATCTCCTATATTCATCCATAATTTTCCGCGCCTATAACAATTTCCATGTCACTCCAACTTCATTCAAAAATACTTACACACCCCCCCTAAGTCAAAATCCATATGGCCATTCTACCATATATTTCCCCTTATGTATAACCATATAAACTGAATAAATCACATCTCTCTGCTGTCCAATAACAAGGTTACATAAACTTTTACCATACCCATTATAAAGGCCCTATCTCTTAAAAGTGTCCATGCTAATGGATACAGTATACCACCCCATCCCCGTTCCCCTATCCCTGTTTCCTCATCCCCCAGCCACCCCAACACAAATCCTCTCTCACAAAAAAGACCGGACATTTCCCGCAGCACTACTCTGCATTCTGCAATGCCGCGGAATTGCCCAGCCCTTTTTCACCCATTAACAATTTCAGTCTGTCCGGCCCTTTTCTTCTTATCCGGCCATCATCAACCGCTCCTACTCCTCAATCCTCCCCACTGCACCATCTTCCGCAACCAATGTCTCTCAAATCCACTCCGCCATCCCAGCCGCTCAATCTCAGCCGCTCATTTCCCCATCTCTCAAACCGCTCTCGTAACCTCTGCCAGCCACACTCTCTCATCCTCATCCAGATACGGGCTAATCTTCTCATATACCTGCTCATGGTACCGGTTCAGCAGTTCCACATCCCGGTCAGACATAATCTCCCTGTCAATTACCTCCAAATCAATAGGAACATATGTCAGATACTCAAACCGCAGGAACTGGCCATATTCATTCTTCTCATCCTCAACACACAAAACCAGATTCTCCGTCCTGATTCCGTGGCTTCCCTCAATATACACACCAGGTTCATCCGATGTAATCATGCCCGCTTCCATCACCGCATTGTCCTGGCGCTCCGGGACCATTTTGAAGCGGATGCCGTTGGGGCGCTCATGTACGCTGGACAAGTAGCTCACCCCGTGTCCGGTACCGTGTTCATAGTTAAGTCCCCGTCTCCACAGTGGCTCTCTGGCCGCATAATCAAGGCTGAGTCCGCGGCAGCCATGAAGGAACTTCACATCTCCCAGACGCAGCATGCTCATAAGCACTAAGGTAAAATGTTCCTTTTCCTCATCTGTCACAGGCCCCATGGCAATGGTTCTGGTAATGTCAGTGGTCCCTTCATAATACTGGCCTCCGGAATCAATGAGGTACAGTCCCCTGGGCTCCAGAGGAATGCTGCTCTCCGGTGTGGCGGAGTAATGGCACATGGCTCCATGTGCTCCATATGCGGATATGGTTGCAAAGCTCAGGCCAATACACCCCTCCTGGTCCATGCGCAGCTTCCCAAGATAATCCGACACGCTGATTTCGTCCATGGGAATGCGTCCCATATTCTTCTTCAGCCAGTAAATAAACTTGGTCATGGCCACGCCGTCCTTGATATGGGCCCGCTTTTCATTTTCTATCTCCACGTCATTTTTAACTGCCTTCATGTAAGCAGTGGGATTCATCCTGTCGATTACCTTATTGGAGCCGTTAATCAGGCGGTATACAGCATAGTTGACACGGCATTTTTCCAGCAGAACGTTCTCGCCCTTGAGCCCCTCCACCATGTCGTATACTCCGTCATAAGGCATCACCGTGACCCCCATCCGTTCCAGATACTCCTTCACGCTTATGTCCTCTGCATCCTCCAGATACGGATAAGCTTTTCCTTCCAGCACACTGCTGTTGACAAACAGATACAGTTGGTCCGTGGTCACCAGGGCGTACGATAACACCACCGGATTGTACAGGATGTCGTTACCTCTGATATTTAACAGCCACGCTATATCATCCAGGGAGGTAAGCACATGGACAGATGCATGGGCCTTTTTCATATCCTCCCTCACATCCGCAATCTTATCCAATGCACGCTTTCCCGCATACCTCTCATCCAGAACCCATGCAGGTTCTGCTGACAGCTCAGGCCGTTCTTTCCATATCATGCCTGCCAGGTCTTCCCCATAGGAAATACGCGCTCCCCGCTCCTTCAGCAGTTCCTCCAAAGCAAGCCCTTCGGCTGCATTGACTACCCGGCCGTCAAATCCCAGGCAGCCGCCCTCAGGCATTTTATCGTCCAGATATGCTCCCAAGGAAGGTATGCCCTCCTGTCCCATTTTCATCATGGTCACCGTGGAATCCTTTAACTGGGCCGCTGCCTGCACATAATAACGTCCGTCTACCCAAAGGCATGCTTCGTCCATTGTAACCAGAGCCGTACCGGCCGAGCCGGTAAATCCGGTCATATATTCCCTGCATTTGAAATATTCTCCCACATATTCGGATTCATGGAAATCTGCCGTGGGTAAGATCGGAAGAGCGTCGTGTAGGGAAAGAGT